ATACACTGACTGAATCGTGTTATGACTTGTTTAAGGAAATCTTAAATGACATGGATTTGTTAACTCTAGATGATGATAAACGAGTATTCAAAACAAAAGTAAGAGCATTGAAATCACCAATGGAGTTTAAGTTTCCAAATGGAAGCAGAATAATCTTCAAAGGAATGGATAAGCCTGAGAAAGTAAAGTCTTTGAATGGTGTCAGTATTGTATGGATGGAAGAGTGTAGTGAAGTTAAGTATGAAGGTTATAAAGAGATGCTTGGCCGTATTCGTACTCCAGATGTAAGCATGCACTTTATCTTAAGCTGTAACCCTGTAGGAAGAGACAATTGGGTATATAGACACTTCTTTGTAAAATTAGATGAAGAAGGAAGAGAACATGTAATTCTGAATGACGAAGAGTTGTATGCTAAAAGGACGTTAATTCGTAATGGTGTATATTATCATCATAGTATTCCAGATGATAACCCTTGGTTGCCTAGCCAATACTTAAAACGTTTGGAAGAAATTAAGACATATGATTACTCATTGTATCGAGTAGCAAGATGGGGAAGGTTTGGTCCAAGTGGTACAAGAGTATTACCTCAGTTCCAAGTAGCAAGTGACGCTAAGAAGTTTAAGGATGAAATAGCAAAGCTTGGGCCTGAGAATCAATACTTTGGATTTGACTTTGGTTTTGAGGAATCATATAATGCTGTTATCAGTATGAGTGTAGATTTGAAGAAGTCTATCCTGTACATATGGGATGAAATCTATATGAATCATGTAACAGATGATGTGTTTGCAAATCTACCAGAAATGCAAGCTCTAAAGAAGAGATTAAATGACTTATATAATGAAGGTTATAACAAAATGATTGTAGCAGATAATGAAGACCCTAAAGCAATCGCATATTATAGGCAAAATGGATTTAGGATTCGTGCTTGTAGAAATAAGTTTGCAGGTTCAAGATTGTCTAACACAAGAAAGATTAAGCGATTCAAGAAAATAATATGTAGTCCTAAGTGTAAGAATGTAATACGTGAGCTTAAGGATTTGACGTACTTAAAGAAGCCGAATGGTGATACAGTATATGATGAATTTAATATTGACCCTCATACTTTCTCAGCTATTTGGTATGCACTTGATACAGTGACAGTTGCTGATGTTAAAGACAGGCGATTCAATAGTAAGGCTGGTTGATATTATGAAAGGAGGAACAAACATGTTCAAGAATTGTGTGTTTAAGCCTGATGTAGATACTGTTAAATGGTTTAAAGCTGCTGGTATTCGTGCAATTAAGACTATTGCTCAGACTGCTATCGCAACTATTGGTGCTTCTGCTACCATTGGCGAAGTGAATTGGACAATGGTTGGTAGTGCTAGCTTACTTGCCGGTATTGTAAGTATCTTGACTAGTATTGCCGGTATTCCTGAAGTAAAAGGAGGTGAGTGACATGGGATATACAAATAGTCCTTTAGTAAGTTACACAAAACTTAGCCCAAATCATTCAGGGCAGAGAACGCATGCAATTGACCGAATTACTCCCCATTGTGTAGTTGGTCAATGTAGTGTAGAGACACTTGGTAATATTTTTGCTTCAAAAGCAAGACGAGCATCATGCAATTATGGTATTGGTGCTGATGGACGAATTGGAATGTATGTTGAAGAGAAGAATCGCTCTTGGTGTAGTTCATCTAATGAGAATGACCAGAGGGCAGTTACAATTGAATGTGCATCTGATGCAAGTCATCCTTATGCATTTAAAGATATTGTATATAATAAGCTTATTGAGTTGTGTGTAGATATTTGTAAACGTAATGGAAAGACTAAACTGCTTTGGTTTGGTGATAAAAATAAAACATTATCTTATAAACCAGCATCAAATGAAATGGTGCTTACAGTTCATCGTTGGTTTGCAAATAAGAGTTGTCCTGGAGATTGGATGTATGCTCGTATGGGTGACCTTGCTGCTAAAGTTACTGCTAAACTTGGTGGTGCAACTACTACTGAGTCTAAGAAATTCAACCCTTACAAAGTTAGGGTATCAATTAAAAACTTGAATATTAGAAAGGGACCAGGTACTAACTATGCATCTAATGGATTCTGCCCTACTGGTGTTTACACTATCATTGAAGAATCAAATGGTGTAGGTGCTTCTAAGTGGGGTAAGCTTAAGGGTGGAGCAGGTTGGATAAGCCTGGACTATGTAACAAAAGTCTAAGGAGGTAATGAAAGATGGCTAGTGAAGAGGCTAAAGTCCAAGCGGCCGAAAATAATACTGAAGTCTTAACAGCTTTCAACCGTATTCCTTATGCATTAATAAATGCAGAAACTTCAGGTGCAGCAAAGGACATTTTAGATGAGTTGACACAAATTTGCAAATATTATAAAGTGTATAAGAAAGGTGCAAGTTTTACTGTTGAGGGTACAAACGGTGACTATGTACCTGCTCAGCTTAATTATAAGATGGCCGCAACCCTTATCAATAAGGAAGCGAGATTCCTCTTTGCTGAGCCACCTGATATTACGGTTGAGCCAAAAGGCGATATTGGTAAAGCTACTGAAGATATAAAGAATACATTGACAATTATGAATGACTTGGTTAAAACAATTCTTGATAAAAATAATTTTGAAGAAGCTCTTATCAAAGCAGCTAAAGATTGCTTTATTGGTAAGCGAGTTGCTTGTTTGGTAAACTTCAATGAGGAAGATGGAGTGACAGTTACATTCCTTCCCTCTACACAGTTTATCTATGAGACAAAGATGGGCAATCCAAATATAATAACCAAGTTTGTGTGTTTCATCATTGTAAACGACAGCATTACATTAAGTGAGAAACGAATCTTCAAAAAGAAGTTTGAGCTTATCGATGATGTGGTGTATTTAGAAGAAGTTCTTTATGACGGAGCTGGAAAGGAATTAGAGGTTATAACTGAGTATCAGGAAACTCTGATGCCTATGATTCCGGTAAGTATTATCATCAATGATGGTCTGTCTGGTGAAGATAAAGGTGAATCTGAAATTGAAATCCTGCAAGATGAAGAATCTTGGTATAGTAAACTATCCAATGCAGATATTGATGCTCAGAGAAAATCAATGAATCCTACTAAGTATACTGTGGACATGGAGTCAAATTCTACCAAGAATCTTTCTACTGCAGCTGGTGCTTTTTGGGATTTGGGTTCAGACCAGAACTTGGACCATGCACATCCACAAGTTGGTTTGCTTGAACCAAGTATGAACTACAGTGCCTCTCTTGATACTACACTTAAACGAATAAAGAAATCAGCTTATGATCAAGTTGACATGCCTGATATTGAAGAGGTACAAGCTACAATCACAAGCGGCAAAGCACTTAAAGCGATTTATTGGCCGTTGATTGTAAGGTGTAAAGAGAAAATGAAGACATGGGGACCACAGCTCAGAAAGATGGTCGACATCATTTTACAAGGTGCAATGGTTTATCCAAATTGCATTAAAAAATATACAAATGATGTAATTAGTCCTGTTGCATATGAAATTTCTGTTGTCGGGAATCTTCCCATTCCTGAGGATGAAATTGAAGAAAAGAATATGGACTTAGCCGAAGTTGAAGCCAGGACTATGAGCCGTAAAGCTTATATGAAGAAGTGGAGAGGTCTTACTGATGATGAAGTTCAAGAGGAACTTGAACAGATTGCACTTGAAAGACAGATAATTGAGGAAAGTTCATTTGCAATTAGTGACGATACTGAGCCATATCCTTTTAGTGGTAAGAATTCAAAAGAAGAAATTGAAGAAAATGTCGAGTTAGATGAAACAATTAAGAAAGGTGAGGTGTAATAGAAAATGATTGAGAAAGTAAATCCATGTCATCCTGATAAAATAGATAGGATAGCTGGGGCGATAGTTGACCTGGCATATACAAAAGAAAGAGACCCAAAGGTGGCTGTTGAGGTGTTAGTTGGACATGGGGTATGTCATATTATTGCAGAGACATCTTGTAATATAAAAACAGATGAGGTGCGTCCGATAGTGCACCGAATAGCTGGTGACGTTGATGTTGATTTTGTATGCGTTAAGCAAGACATGCATCTTGCAGCAAACCAAGTGGGCAAAATCAGGTGCGGTGATAATGGCATTTTTAAAGGTGTGCCTCTTACGAAAGAACAGATGAAGTTGTCGCAGATAGCAAGGAGTATTTTTGCAAAGTATCCGTCAGATGGAAAATATATTCTGGATGGTGAACGATTGATAATATGTCAAAGTAATGCAGATACAAGCGACATACGAGCTATGTATCCATACGCGGAAATAAACCCAATAGGAGAATGGACGGGTGGCACAGATGTTGACACCGGGGCAACAAACAGAAAACTTGGCTCAGATATGGCAGACAGCGTCACAGGTGGTGGGTTGCATGGTAAGGATTTGAGTAAGGCAGATGTTTCTATAAATATTTATGCGTTTCTGAAAGCACAGGAAACCGGTAAAACTATTGAGTTATGCTGCGCTATTGGCGATGAATATGTAAATGGTAAACCCTATGAAGAAATAGTGGAAATTGCGAGACAGTACATTAATGCCAAGGGCGGTTTTGAAAAGTTTGCGGAATGGGGACTGTATTAAAAGAGAAAGGAGGATGTCATAATGGCAGGTAACAAGTTAATATTCAAGAATGCTGAAGAGGCAAAGAATGCCATTATGGCATCCCAGAAAAAAGAGATTGCCAAGCTCTATGAAGATTGGGCAGATGAGATTGGTGAGAGAGCTAAATACTACTCTCGCAAATCCACTGCAAGCGCTCCAATATCTGAGCGATATTACAGAGAATTGCAGAAGCAGTTAAGAGCCACAAGTCAGGAAGTTTCCAATGAGATTTACAAAAAGATTAAGTCGAATATTTATACTGTTGCTGATGCAGTTGTATCAGATAATGTTAAGTGGCTTGCTGATTTTGGTTTTTCTGTTGATGGTTTAAATGCAGCATTTAGTTATGTGCCTGATGAGATTGTACGAAATCTTATTACCGGTCAAATCTATGAAAGTGGTTGGAGTTTAAGCTCAAGAATTTGGAGTGATAATGAA